TAACTTTCGGTGGTGACGGTGTCGCCCGACGTAGACACAGACTGAGCCGACGATAAGTAGGGCAACCATCCCCCACATATCGACAGGATCACAATCAATATATGTCTTACGCTTTTACGGGCACAAAAACGAAGCGTACAATGTGAGTATGGTGCTTTGAGTGCTTAAACCTCTTTGTTTTCAGTAAGTTATGCGTGTTTTGGTGTTGAGGCTCGTTCAAAACGAAGTGTACGATTTCTTTAATTTGCTTTAATCAGGCTTTAATTTTGATGAGGCTGGTGTTTAATTGGGCTTGTGCTACCGTTAAATGCAGCTTTAATTCGCTTTAATTTACGGCGGTCAGATTGTCGGTTTTTCGGCTCTCTGGTCGCCTTTTTTTGTGCGTGGTAGGGAAGTGTGCATAAAACCGCCTGAAATGGCGTACAGCAAGGGTTTTGGGCTTGTTTTGGGGTGCTTTCGTGCGTGCATTGGCGGGTAGGGTAGAGGTGCGCCCTGAAATGGTGTTTGAATGGTGTTTAATGGGTGTTTAAGAAACCGTTAAATGGCGGTAAATGATGAGGCTGTTAGAGGTACCGGAATAGGGTAGTAGGGTAGGGTGCAAAACCTGTCCGTTTCGTTCAAAAAATAGGGTTGGATATACAGTTGGTCATACAGTTGGATATACTTGCAAGGGGGTGAATACTACCCCATAGCGGAAAAATAAGAGTGTGAAAGTGGCGTTTTTCGTGAAAATCCACCCCTTTAATGTCATAATAGATATAGGAAAAATATGCCTTAAAAATCGTTTAAGTTATTGAAAATGAGTGTGTAAGCGTGTTTTTGTGATAAAAAATATAGAAAAACAGCGTATCAGCCCCATTTAAGGGCTGTTTAAGGGAGTTTATGGGAGAACGAGAGCCTGAATACATTTATCCTGCATTTGCAACGCCAGAAGTCCGGGCATCCGAGACATCTTTTCCCTTTTCCCTTTCAAGTTGTGCGATCCGTTCTTTTAGTCTGCCAATTTCTTCTGCTTGCTGCATAATAATCTTGTCCTTTTCTCCAATAAGAGCAATGAATGGCTCTGTTATTTTTTGTTGAATATTGGCGTTGGTATCGTTTTCGTGTGTTTCTTTTAGGTATGCAGGTGTGCACCCTCCACCCTCGTATATAATAACCGGTGGTAGAGTTTCAGAATTTCTGAAAATATTATCTCCCCTACTCATAAGCAACCAGTCGGGCGATACAAAGTAGTAATCGCATATTATGGCAAGCATATCAGCACCAGCTTTCATCCTACCATTCAATATTTCTGAAAATTTTGCCGGTTTTACTCCAAAGGCCTCTGCCAAAGTGGTTTTACTGCTTACTATTCCATTAGTTAGCAGTGCCTGTACGGCATCAAGGAAACGACTGTTTATCTCCTCTTTGGTCAAAATCTTTTGCGTTAAATCCATAAATTCTGAAAAATATTTTTGTTTATTACAGAAAATCTGTATCTTTGCACCGTATTCCATTTGGTACGGCTGCCAAAATTACAAAAAATAGCCGAGAAAAACGAATGTTGAACAAAGTAAAACGTAAAAGGACAATGAAGACGTACAAAACAAAAAAGTGCTTGGGTCGCCTATCGGCGTACTTAATTGCGATGATGAAACCATTCAATTTTGACGGTAGGACCATAGAATTTATGGCAACCCCCGAATTTATCAAGCGTATGGGGTGGGATGATATCCTATTGGGGCAGATAGATTTTGAAATATTTTAATGTAAAAGGATATGAGACAGTACATTCACGTAACAAAAGAAACACGCGAGTTTTTAAGCAAGGCATTTGGCATTGAGCCTCGCACAGTTTATAACGCCCTGAACTTTGTCAAGGATAACGACCTTGCAAAGCGTGTGCGTAAGCTCGCATACGAAAAAGGCGGTATCCTGATGTGTCTGGGTGAGTGGATGGAGACTTTCCACGACCACGACAATGTTATGCGTCAGTACCTACCCAATGGCGTGCTGTTGGAGTTCGACAAGAACGATGGCAGCGGTGATGTATATCACAAGGGCAGATGTGTGCGCCATTATGATAATTTATTGTGGTCGGATATTAAAGATGTTCAAGCCTACGGGTTGTCTTTGAGATAAGGAGAGAGATATGGAATATTACGCAAACACATTGTGCATAAGCCATAACGAGCTTGTCGGCAGTATTATGACGGCTTCAAACCTTGCTGCTATGGTAAGGCGTGACAAGGTCCGTCAAATGCGACGTGGCTGTTATGGCACTCCTGCGTTGTTTGCTGTTGATAGCCTGCCCTTGAAATACCGCACAGAGGTTTATCGCCGTTACCCAGACCTAAAAGAACAAGCCGAAAGCAAGCCATTTATGGATACGATTATACCCGATGGCGAGGCAATACAGTTTTACGAGACCTACAAGCTTGCCGATGGCAGGAACTTGAAACCGGAAGTGCAAGCAATGTATGCCAATAACTGTGCTATAATGAATGCCTTTCGCCGTGTGATAGAGACTGCCAACAGTCATCGCTTGCGTCAGTCGAAACCGAAGCTTAACAAGAGTGAATTTTGGAAAAAGGCAGCCGCAGCTCTTCCGCGTCTTGCTGACCGTTTCCCTCACTCCTTGCCCGAAAGCGAAAGACGCCTACAACGCAAGTTTAATGAGTACCTGCACGTGGGTTATGAGTGCTTTATCAGTAAGAAGTTCCTGAATAAGAACAGTGCAAAGGTGGATAGCGACGAAAAAGAGGGTTTGCTTGTTATGCTTTTGGGACACCACAACAATATTGATAATGCTAAAATAGCAGAGATGTACAATTCGGTGGCTCAGCAAAAGGGTTGGGAACCAATAACTGCATCGGCTGTTGGTGTGTGGCGTGAGAAGACGGACCTTATAACGGCTGCCGGCAGACTTGGCGTGTCGAATTTCAGAAACCACAAGAGTATGCAGGTGAAACGCAGTCGCCCGACAGCTCCATTCTTGATGTGGTCTCTTGATGGTTGGACTGTGGAGCTCTTATATCAAGACACAAAGACAGACAGCAAAGGGCGCAGTGTAACAACTTATCACAACCGTTTGGTGGTGGAGGTAGTGCTTGACCCTTGTATCAATTACCCGATAGGCTTTGCCATAGGAACACACGAGACTCCCGAATTGATAACAGCAGCCCTGCGTGATGCTGCAAAGCACAGCGAGGAACTGTTCGGTGTTATGCTTCGTGCCAACCAAATACAGTGCGACCATTATGCCATTAAGGCAATGACACCGCTTTACAATGTGATGGGTGATAAACTAACCCCGGCACGAGTAAAGAACGCAAAGACAAAGCCGGTAGAGCCTTATTTCAGGGAATTAAATGATAGGTATTGCAAGCTGTACAACAATTGGAGTGGTTACGGTGTAACGACAGATCCGAAGCGTCAGCCAAATTCTGAGGCTCTTAACAAGTTACGTCACTCATTCCCGAACGAGGCAGGTGTTCGTGAGCAGATAACACGCATTATTATGCAGGAACGCCGTAGCAAAGTTGAGCAGTTCCGTGTGATGATGGAGTTCTTGCCGGCAGAACGCCGTTTGCCATTGAGCCGAGAACAGTTCCTGCTGAACTTCGGTGCCGAAACAGGCTTTAAGAACGCCATTGAGGGCTGCGGTTTGAGACCTACACTGTTGGGCGTTAAGCGTGATTATGATTGCTTTGACATTCGTTTCAGAGAGCACGCAGGCACACGCTGGACAGTCAAGTATGATCCGGACAACCTTAGCGAGGTGCTTGCAGTGAATGAGGACGGCAGTCTTCGCTTTATGCTGACTGAAAAGTATGTGCAGCCTATGGCTTTGGCAGACCGTAAAGAGGGTGATGCAGAGCAGTTGCAACGCGTTCAGGATTTCAACCAACAATTAGAGGGGCACGTGGTGACGCAGTTTGCTTTACACTACGATGCAGGCTCAGAGGCAATAAGGACGTTGGAGGAGGAAATTCTACACCGTCATCTACTCTGCGACAGCAACGGACAGCATAAGTTGCCGAAAGCACAGAGACGACTTAAAGCGGCAGAGGTTGAAGCCATAGAGGTTAAGACGGTGGAAGTTCCTGTAATACCGCAGGGAGCAGCAGCAACAGATATAGATGATTATTCAATTTTCTAAAAAGATACAACGATGCAAAAGGACGAAAGAACACAGATTGCAGCACGTCTTAAAGACTACTGCGTACAAAAGGGCAGCCAGAATAAGGCAGCCAATAGTTTGAATGGCGTGAGCTCTGCCACAGTGAGCAAAGTATTAGCAGGTGATTGGGACACCATCAGCGACGAGATGTGGCGTACAATAGCCTCGCAGATAGGACACGAAACAAGAGGCTGGCAGATAGCAGAAACACGAGCTTACAAGCGTATGGCGTTCCTGCTGAACAATGCAAAGACTGACAGTCTTGTGATGGCGGTAACAGGTGATGCCGGTTGTGGCAAGACAGAAGCCATCAAGAACTACACAGCAGCCAACAAGAATGTTTATCACTTGTGCTGTTCCGAGTATTGGAACAGGCGCACATTTATGGGCAAGCTCTTGCAGTGTATGGGCGTGGATTATACCGGCTCAACCGTAAGCGATATGATGGACGACATTATCGACAATCTGAAACGCAAGGAAAGCCCTCTTATCGTGCTTGACGAAGCCGATAAATTGACAGACCAGGTATTCTATTTCTTTATCAGTCTTTACAACCAGTTGGAGGACCATTGCGGCATTATCCTTTGTGCTACCAACTACCTTGAAAAGCGTATCAAAAAGGGCTTGCGTACCAAACGCAAGGGTTATGAGGAGATATACAGCCGTATGGGGCGCAAGTTCGTGGTGTTGCAGGTCATCAACAGCGAGGATGTGGCTGCGGTGTGTGTAGCCAATGGCGTAACAGACGCTAAGGATATTAACCGAATTATTGACGACTCAGATTGCGACTTGCGACGCGTGAAGCGTGCAGTGTGGGCAATGCAGAAAGGAGGCAAGCAATAATGGTAAGGTTTGTTATTGAAAAGCATTGCAAGCAACCTGATTGGGCTTTAATGCTGTTGGCAACATTTCCTTTTGATAGGACAAAGAATTACCCCGACATAGAGAGATACGCAATAATGGGCTGCGTCCTTGACTACTTAGAGGAGTTCACATACCGCCGACGCAATGCAATGCAGCAACTATGTGTAACGCATAATATTCACTGCCGAGAAAACAGTATAACCATTGAGACAGTAAACGGCAATGCGGTTTTAACTATTAGCTTAATAACAGATAAATGCAATGACTAAAATTATATTGGAGGATAAGGGACAGGACCTGTTATGGTTGCGAGTGAATGATGGGGGACTTGTAGAAGACGCAGGACCAGCCCTACCCGCATTATGGGTTGGTGCATATGTCCCCTTGTTTATGGTAAAAGTTGGGTGGCCTTGCCCAATACACCGGTACCCACATATCATACGAGGTTTTCTGAGGTATAAAGTTGAGAGAATAATAATCGAGTAATTGATATTATGGCACGCGCGATAAGCAATAAGAATGTACTAACCGCAAAGTTTGAGGTTGCCGAGTTTGACGGGGAATTTCTCGCCAGCTTCGGCAAACCTGAACTGCGCGGTGCGTGGTTGATATACGGCGGCAGTGGCTGCGGTAAAACAACTTTCGTGATGCAGGTGTGCAAATACCTTACCCGCTTCCGTCGCGTCGCTTACAACAGCCTTGAACAAGGTTTGTCGCTGTCTTTGCAAAAGACTTGGGAACGCGTCAATATGCAGGAGGTCGGCAATAGGATTATTCTACTGAATAAAGAGAGCCTGAAAGACTTGCGTATCCGTTTGCAGAAAAAGCAAAGTCCTGATGTGGTGGTAATAGACAGTATTCAGTATTGGCACGGCTTTAAGTGGAGTGATTTTACCAATCTTAAAGACGAGTTCCCCGAAAAATTATTTGTGTTTGTCAGCCACGAAAAAGGCGGTTTGCCTGATGGTAAAATGGCACAAAAGATTAGGTACGACAGTGAGATAAAAATCAGGGTCGAGGGCTATAAGGCATTTGTTACCACTCGCTACGAAATGCCGGAACTTGGCGAGGGAGGTGCGGACTTCGTCATTTGGGAACAGGGCGCACAAGATTATTGGGTAGATAAAATGTAAGAGTATGGCAGAAAACAAAACAATGGACAGCATCCACAAAGGCATATTAAAGAAGTTCCACACTCTTTGCAGTGTGCTGGGCTTGTCGGAGGACGAGAAGCGTGCCATCGTGGAAAGTTATGGTGTAGAGAGCAGTCGAGATATGGACACGCACGACTTGATAAATGTGTGTGCTAACCTTTCAGACCAGGTGAACAAAAAGAACGGCACAGGCGACCTTGACAAATTGCGTAAGCGAGTGATGGCAGCCATCGGCAGTTATCTGCACAGTGTAGGTAAAGAGAGTAATGCAAGCGTCATCAAAGGCATTGCTTGCAGGGCAACAGGGTATGAGGAATTTAACAAGATACCCCGCGAGAGATTACGCAACCTTATTGCGACATTCAACAACAAGGTTAAGGACAAACAGGGTGTAAATGATGTGCTTGCCTCTATGATGTTGCAAAGCTTTATGAGTGATACGACAAAACGCTATGATGCGTAACGGTATATATGTTTAACATTTTAATAACAGCAGCTATGAGTTGGATAACCGAAAGCAACAGGCAGAAGCATTTTAAGTATGCTATTTTGTGCGGCTTTGTAGGCACATTCTTGTTTGCCCTTGGCGTGGCTATGGGTATGGAGTTCAAGGATCATCAGTACGGTGGTAAATGGGATTGGCTGGATATTGCAGCTTCCGTGTTGGGAGGCTTGATAGGTCAGGCAATACAGGTGATAGTTTTAACTTTAATCAGTTTATGCGTATGAAAAAGAAAATTGCAAAAGTCTTGTTTATGTTGGTGTTCGCACCCCTTAACCTTGTTGTATGTGCAGTGTACACATTAGGCAGTATGCTCAAAACAGTATCTTATCTTTCACTTGGTGCTGTGGAAGATGCGGAAAAAGAAATAGCAACGGCATTCAAATATGAGTAAAATCGCAATGAACAATATCCAGCACAGCGTGAGAGAAAACACCTGTGAAATGGAGACAGAGGAATATATCTCGTTTATGCGTGAACTCGCAGAATGGGCAACCTCACAGGCGGATATGGCAGAATATGCTGAGAGCCCCGAAATAGAAGATTAAACAGTATTTAATAACCCGTTAAACAGCGTTTAACACAAACTTTACAACAATGGCAAAGAGAGAAAAGAAGACGATTATCAGTGGCGTAACACGAGAAGCGGCCGACGAGGCATTGGCAACCTATGCAATGGCTGACGCACAGGCGGCAAAGATTGCTGCTGACATTGAACTGCAATGTGTGAAAATCCGTGAGAAGTATGCGGATAAGATTGCAGAGTTAGAGGGGCAAAAGGCAGCAGCGTTTGACACCTTGCAGGCTTACGCCAGCGAGAACAAAGGCGACCTGTTCACAAAGAAAAAGAGCCTTGATATGGTACACGGTACAATCGGTTTCCGTACAGGAACACCGAAGTTGAAGACCTTGAAAGGCTTTACTTGGGCAAGTGCATTGCAGTTGGTGCGTGAGTTTCTTCCCTCGTACATCAGAACAACCGAAGAGATTACCAAAGACAAGTTGCTCGCCGATCGTGATGTCGAGGGTATGTGCGACAATATGAGCCGTTGCGGCATTCAGGTAGTCCAGGATGAGACATTTTTCGTTGAGCCTAAAAAAGAGGAGATGGTTTAATGGAAAAGCGAAAAGAACAGAAGATATTCCACAGGTATATTCGCACTGTGGAGGTATGTGGGAAGTGTGGCGGTGAGGGTAAAATCCTGGTGTGGCCGGAGGGCGACCTTTGGAAGCAAGACGAGCCAACGGAGGAGATTTGCCCGCTGTGCGAGGGGTCAGGGATGTTGCGTAAGACAGTAACAGTAACTACTGACCTGGCACCGTTCAAACGAGAGTAAAAAAAGCCGCGCCGGCTCCGTCTGCCAAAACAAACCGTAACCAGCGCAATGCCTTGATGTAAAAGGACAGTGCAAAGTTACAATATTTTTGGCAGATGGAGAAACATAAACACCACAAAAGCACATTAGCGCGTGTAAAAGCTATAAAAGCGATTACAGAAGAACATTATGAGGCTGGAAATAACAGTCGGTGCTACAAACAAGTGTGGCGACACTATGTTTTCCCGATGTATGGTTGTTGTTATCGAACTTATCTGAATTATTTAGGTATTCCGACAACACAGACCAGCCCAAAAACTGACACGAGGCAATTAGACCTCTTTAACTTTGACGAAGACCCTGCGGCTAAATAGTTGCAGGGTCTTCGTTTTATCTAAAACCGATGTTGGCGATTTCAATGCTTTGCAGAGTGTCAAGCATTGCGCTGGTGTCTTGTGCGCGAGTTATATAGCGTTCTACGCTTTCAATCAGTTCTGCGTGGTCGTGATTGGTGGCGGAGGTGGTAAGCATAAACCCGGCAAAGTTCTCCCCGCGTAGTCCTTGCATTGCTGCATTTACTTTGTTAAGCAGGTCCAGGAACGCCAGTGCAGTGTCCTGTTTCGGGTCAGTGCTGCCATTGTAGGAAACAGCATCGGTAACAATGTGGAGTCGCACGGCAATATCTGCCATTCGTGCCCTGTTCTGCTGCTGCCTCCACTCAATCGTTTCAAATTCTACGAACACCGCAGGGCGTGGCCACACTGCACCCCCTGAAAGAACGGCAATGTTGTTATTCCAAAGGTCGATGTGCTTAATATCTGGTACCTGTGCAGTGAGCCTGCCACAGATAGCCTTGTAAATTTGTAGTCTCATTTTTTCAATACTCTTGTTAGTTGAACATTAAAATCTTTGAGGTTGTCGGAAATAACCCCTTTTATAATCTCCTGTGTTCGTTTGCCGTCGCCGATAAATTGACGCTGTGGCATCTTAAATCTACGCATATGGGCCTTTACTTGATGCGTTTTGCCCTTTTTGCCTCTACGGATATGAGCTTTGACCGGCTTTGTTCCTGTTCCACCCTCATTGTGTATTGAAGCATAAGGAACAGCAGAGGAAAAACGGACACCATTACCCCGCACCTCGCTTTTGATGGACCGCCTCATTGTGCCTGTAACCATCAGCAAAGTACCTTTTGCGTTGGGGTTAGCTCGCTTTTTCCATTTGTCGGTAAAGAATGCTTTGCGTTCAAAGTTCTTGTCGAACTCCTCGGTCAGTTCCACACGCATATCTGAAAGAATGTTGCGTTTGAGCTGTTCGCCGTCTAAAATATCAGCCATTTTATTGTTTTTTAGGGTTAAGTGCT